CGGTTGCAGTTCTCCGCAGCACGGGCACGGTGCGTTCCATTCTCCCCGGCTGCTGTTTTCGTACTCCACTTCTATTCTGGAAGCCCCTTTGACCGTCGGTGTGGAAATGTCCACCTGCTTTTTATTCCAGAACGTAGTCTGACGCTTTGAAGCCAGCAAAAGCGGGTCGCCCTCTTTTCCTGCGCTGGCTGGGTATGCGTCTATTTCGTCCGCAAGCAATATTCTGATTGTGTGGCTTCGCAGTCCTGTTGGGCTGTTCGCTCCTGCAATCGTTATAAAGCCGCCCGGAAATATCTTTTGCATGATTGTATTACCGCTGTTGCGGCTCTTTTCGTTGATACGGTCCGCAAGTACGGGCGTATCACGCAGCATAGGCGACAGCTTTTCTTTTGAAAACTTCTCTGCCATGTCTATTGTCGGCTGTATAACCATAATCGGTGACGGGTCATAATGCACATAATATCCAATAGGGTTCAGCACCATTGCGTCTGTCTTTCCCACCTGTGCTGCCGACATAATCACAACTTTTTTTATTGTAATATCTGTTATGGCGTCCATAATCTCTTTTTGATACGGTGCCTTTGCCGTCTTCCAGCGTCCCGGCTCTGCGGAAGACCCGGCAGACAGTCTGCGGAACTTGTCTGCCCACTGTGAAAGTGTCATTTCTGGTGGCGGTTGCAGCACTTTGAAAATCCGTGTGAACATATCAACTGTGTTTTTCTTCATTGTCTACACCGTACCCAAACACTGTCTGGAAGTCTGAAAGTTCTTCCAATACTTCATCAATGGCGCTTTTCAGCAGCTTAAATATTTCTGTCTGGTCCTTTTTCTTTGATAGAATGGGGCTTAACTTTGCAGGTATAGCCATAAGCCTTGTTTTGAACCTAACAAGTGTGTCTGTCATTACCTGTTCCACGTCCTCTGTGGTGTGTACCTCATTTCTGCGCAGTTGCAATTCCAGTTCTTGTGCTTCTCTTTTTGCTCTGACCAGCTTTGCACGTTCTGCGTTGTAATCTATTGCGCTTTCACTTTCCGGGTTGTTTTTTCGCAAATAATTTATGTACTGGTGGTTTACGGTCTTCAAGTCGTACAGCCCCGGTCTGATTTCCGTTATAACCTTTTCGTCACGCAGCTGGCGCACTCTGCGTTCTGAAATATCCAGCCAAGCGGCAACCGCCTTTGAAGTGTACGCTTTCAAAAACCGCACCCCCTTTCTTTTGTGTCCGAATTGGTCACATTTTTTCTTTTTTTAGCCCCTACCCCTTTATTTTTTACCGGGTCGGAAGCGGAAATGAAATTTTCAAAATTATATCTGGGCAGGTTTTGGGCGTCGCCGTACCCGCAGTGCTTCCAGACCGCCGGAAGAACCTATTAAACGTCGTCCACAACGCCTGTGATTTCGTCGTTTTCGGTGCTTCCGTCCGGGTCAATCTCAAATTCGCCCGTTAGCTTCTGTTTATTCAATTCAAGTTGCTTCTCTGCAAGCTGCAAGCGTCTGTCCTCCAACTCATACGCCTTGATACTATCCAGCTGCTTGATGATACGCCCGTGCAGCTTGTTTAGTTCGGCTTCCACTTTCATTGCCCGTTCAAATGGGCTGGACTTAATGACAGACTTCATGGCTGTTTTATATGTTTCTGTCTTGCTTCCCTCCGGGTCTGCACACTGCTGGTGTTTCATGCCGCAGTCCTCTTCCTGCTGTCTTTCCTCCATGCTCTTTGGTACAATCATGTGTACTATTTTATCTGTGTAAAAGCCGCCTGCTTCTGGGCTACTCTTTCAATAGGCTTTCCAGATAGGCTTTGCGCAGATATAGCGCCTGCAATTCCTCCATCATTTGTGACATTGCGGACGGTGTGCCCATGTTCTGTATGGCTGCTGCCTGCTCCGGGTCTATGTCTTCATATCCCGCCTGTGCAAATGCCCCATGTGTTACGGCGTTTTTATTGCCCTTTTTTGCTGGGGTTTTTCCGGCAGCATTTTTGTTGCCTTTTTGACCCCCTCTTTTTTTCGGCTTGTTTTTCAGCGCTTCGTCCCAGCTGTCTTCTGACTTCCATTTTCTTATCCGCACTTCTGGCACCCCTGCCAGCTTCGCCAGTTCCGCTGTTTCAATCTTGCCGTCTGCGTCCAGATAGCGTTGCATTGACTTGTCCCGTTCCGGGTTCCGTGGTCTTCCCATCTTCTCACCTCTTTTCGTTCGTTTTCATTCTTTCCAACTCTTCCAGTTTACGGAAGTATAAAAAATTATGGGCTTTGTAAATTCAAAAAATCACCAAAGCCCACTATTGCCAACGTGCAAATATAACGGCTTAAAGCCTGCTTCACTGGCTTAAATTATACCAGTAAAACGCAGGCAATGGCGGGCAATGATTGCTTATGCAATCCTCTGAAATTGTGAAATAATCTGGTTCTTTTCAAACCTCTGTGAAAGTGTTTCAAGTGCTGTATCTCTGATATTCTTGCACTGTCTTTCACTGTATGAATTGCGTACCGCTACTTGTTCCCATTTGAGGTTGTGCATGTAAAAATCAAAAATAATGCGCTTTTCTTTCAGTTTCAGCCTTGAAACTTCCTGCAAAATCTGCGCCTTTAAGTCTTGCAACTGCTGCACCTTTGCTTCATACTCTCTGATTTCGCCGCTGACATAATCTGGAATATTAAGCGCCATATTTTCTGTTTGTCGTGATATATTATTTTTTCCTTTTGGTAGACCGTCGCACTGTATAGCGCCAATGGGATTATAGTATTGGTCCGTTAAGTCACTTATAATCTTTCTGTATATACTCACCTCCCCGTCTATGTCTTTGTAATATTCCAGCAATTCAATAACCCTGCCTTTTTCCATTGCCTGCGCCATTTGTTTTTCCTCCATTCTTTGTTTTTGCCAGTCTTTCCCGGCTGCTATCCGTCTTGCACGTCAACTGCGTTTTCTCCTGCTGCCTGCTGCCATTCTTTCTCTTCGTACCCCATGCACTTTATGTATCTTTCCGGTTTTCCGCAGCTTTCATAATATTTGCAGTCTACGCAAACATTTTCTTTCATTTGCGCTTCCTCCGTGATATGTAGCCTGCGCACTCCGGTTCCCCTCTCAATAGCCGCATTGAGCATGACCCTCCGCACTCATAAGCCTTTGTGATATGCTTTGCGCACTTTGTATTTGCGCACTGATTGCGGCAAAATACGGGCATATTGTCTGTGTTAAGCATTATTATTGGTCTTTCCATCTGCTATACCTCCATTTTTCTTATGAACTGGAAGCACTCTGCTGCGTCGTGCATGGTTCTTATTACTCCATCTTCATCTATGTATACTGCGTCAATAAATTTTGGTTTTGGTGCGTTTCTGTCTTCTATTGGTTCATTTCCAAAATCAATCATAATTTGCAGAACATTGTATATTCTTTCGTGAATAATCATTTTATAATCTGTCATATTTATTGGCATTTTCTGCACCTCCTATGCTGTTTCATGCAAAATTATCTTCCTGAACATACTTTCAAATATGGGAAC